ATGGAAATTCATAATTTCTCTCCCAAGCAGCTTAGGCTGATGACATGGTGGTGCCGGGAAAGTCCGGATCAGGGCTTTGACGCGGTGATCTGTGACGGCGCTGTAAGAAGCGGAAAAACCCTGTGCATGTCCCTTTCCTTTGTATTATGGGCGACATCTCAGTTTATGGATGCAAGCTTTGCTATCTGCGGCAAGACAGTAACCTCCTTGAGAAGAAATGTGATTACGCCGTTAATCCCGTTATTGCAGGGATACGGATTTTACTGTGAAGAGAAGCTATCCAAAAACTATATTGACATTGGAAACGGCAAACGAAAAAACCGCTTTTATTTTTTCGGCGGCAAAGACGAAGGGTCGGCCGCGCTGATCCAGGGAATTACCCTTTCCGGCGTTCTGCTGGACGAGGTTGCCCTCATGCCAAGAAGCTTTGTAGAGCAGGCACTTGCACGGTGTTCCGTGAACGGCTCCCGGTTCTGGTTTAACTGTAATCCGGAGCATCCATACCATTGGTTCTATCAGGAGTGGATTTTGAAACGAAGGCAGAAAAATGTCCTTTACCTTCACTTTACCATGGAGGATAACCCATCCCTTTCCGCCCAAATCAGAAAGCGGTATCAAACGCTCTATTCCGGTATCTTTTACCAGAGATTTATCGAGGGAAAATGGGTGAGCACATCCGGGCTGGTTTACCCGATGTTTTCTGAGGAAAAGCATGTGTTCTGTCAGGAAGAGAGATACTCGGAATATTATATTTCCTGCGACTATGGGACGGTAAATCCAACCTCTATGGGACTCTGGGGAAACCACAACGGTATTTGGGACCGAGTACAGGAATATTATTATGATTCCCGAAAAGAGCAGAGGTTGAAAACTGATGAGGAGCATTACGAAGCGCTCTGCCGTCTGGCCGGAACGAGGGAGATCAAGGCGGTCATCGTTGACCCTTCGGCAGCAAGCTTTATGGAATGCATCCGGCGGCATGGACGTTTTCAGGTGAAAAAGGCTAAAAACGAGGTGTTGAGCGGTATCCGGCGTGTATCGGATGCATTGCGTTCCCATACTATTCGGATTCATGAATCCTGCCGGGACAGTATCCGGGAATTTTCCATGTATGTCTGGGAGGATGGGATCCGATTGGATAATCCGAAAAAAGAGTATGACCATGCGATGGACGATATCCGGTACTTTGTCAATACCGTTTTGAATCCAAAAGAAGAAGCGTTTTTCTTCCTTGCCAGTATTGGACGATAAAAATGAGCAGAAAGGAGTGTGATGCCTGTGAAGCTTTGGAAAAAGCGGAGTCAAAATTCTTCCGGAGAAGAAAGCGTATCCTTTTCTTCGGCTGCGCGCAATGCAAGAAATCCATTTTCGATGTTGGATTCCTATACCCCGCTATCCGCGCCGGAGCTGCGTCTGTTTGAAGCGATCCGTGAGGGCGTGCCGATCATTGATTCAGCAATCTATAAGACAGTTCGGCTGGTAGGGGGATTTCATCTTTCCTGTAAAAACCAGAACGCTCAGAAGCTTTTAGATTATTTTGCGCAGTATGTGAACGTCGGGGGCAGGAGCCTGGGGCTGGAGAGCTTTGTTGCAGGATATCTGGACAGCCTGCTGACCTATGGAAATGCAGTAGGGGAAATGGTGCTGAATCAGAACGGAACGGGAATCAGTGGACTTTATAACGCCCCAATCACAAATATTCAGGTCAAGGAAAGCGACAGGCCGTTGGAACTGGATTTCTATATCAACGATTCAGCAGGAAAATTCCGAAAGATAGGCCGTAAGGAACTGGTGCTGTTTACAGCGCTCAACCCAAAGGCGGGAAGGCTGACTGGAGAATCAATTTTAAAGGGCTTGCCATTTGTAACCTCAATCCTGTTTAAAATTTACCATTCTATCGGACAGAATTTTGAACGGGTTGGAAATATCCGGTATGCTGTTACCTACAAACCGGCCGGCGATATGGTGGATAAAGCCTATGCGAAGGAGCGCGCGCAGATGATTGCGCGGGAATGGACCGAGGGGATGCGGCAGAGCGCGGATGGACAGGTACGCGATTTTATTACGGTAGGAGATATCAACATTAAGGTAATCGGCGCTGATAACCAGGTGATTGACACCAATATTCCTGTGCGGCATATGCTAGAACAAATTATTGCAAAGCTGGGAATTCCGCCGTTTTTACTGGGGCTTTCCTGGTCGACAACCGAACGGATGAGCCAGCAGCAGACAGACATCCTGACAACGGAACTGGAGTATTACAGGAGACTGCTGACTCCGGTGATTCTTAAAATCTGCAATACCCTGCTTCGATTCAACGGCTTTGAAGAGGAGGCTTCCGTTACATGGGATACCATCAATCTCAAGGACGAGGTGGAACAAGCGCACGCGGCATTATACCGCGCCCAGGCAAAACAAATTGAAGCGAACCTGAAAGAAGGAGGAAATGAATTATCAGACAGGGAATGATCATCAAATCAGCGCGGCAGACAGAGGAAGACCTACAGAAAATCAACCGATTCACCCGGCGGGCGCTGACGGCGGACGAGGTCTACTGCTTTCATGTAATTCTCTGCGACAACGAAGTTGACCGGGATTATGAGAGCTTTACAACTGAGGCGCTGCATAAGCTGGCTGAGCTGTTTATTGGAAAGACTGGTATTTTTAACCATGATCCCAAGGGGGAAAACCAGACGGCGCGTATCTATGATACCCAGGTGCTGACCGAGGAGGGAAAGCTGACCCAAGCGGGAGAAGTTTATACCTATCTCTTTGCAAAGGCATATATGGTACGGAGCCAGAAAAACGCAGACCTGATCCTGGATATCGACGCCGGAATAAAAAAAGAGGTTAGCGTCGGTTGCAGTGTGGCTTCTGTAAGCTGTTCCGTTTGCGGAACAAATCTGAGGGAAAAGCGCTGTGAGCATACCCATGGAGCAAAATACAATAATAAGCTCTGCTATTCTGTGCTGGATGATCCGACAGACGCGTACGAATGGTCTTTTGTCGCGGTACCGGCGCAGAAAAACGCGGGGGTGACTAAACGTTATTCAGAGCGGAAGGATGCGGATCAGAAGGAGAAAGGCAGGAAGGAAGAATGTTTCCGCCAGCCGGAAGAGCTGGCAAAGCTGTTTGAGATTGCCCAAAGGAGCATCATGCTGACAAAAGAGGAAGCAGTGCATCTGGGACGGTATCTTGAAACACTGAAGCGTCAGGCAGAACAGGGAAAAGCCTTCCGAAACTGGAAAGAGAAACAGGTGAAAAGCTTCTTTTTGCTTCAGTATCCAGAGCTTAGCGTGGAAATGGCAGGCTCTGTAGTACAGAAAATGACCGATGAAGAGCTCTCGCAGTTCGAAGGGATTTACGGAGCGCAGGGAAGACTTCCGCAGCTTTCCGAAGGAAAAGAACAGGAAAAGCTATTTCAGCAGAAGGAATTTAAAATCTAATGGCAGTATGCCGGAAAGGAAACAGTATGAATTACAATCAGATTGGCGAAGTGACCGCGACTTTTCAGACAAGCGGTACCGTAAACGTAGGGGATCTTGTGGCGATGGCTGAAAACAGCACCGTGGAAACGGCTGCGGCAAACGACGAGGTGATTGGCGTTTGCGTGAGCAAAAACGGTTCCTATGTGGGGGTTCAGCTCAAGGGCGGCACAACCTTAGCATGCAGTGACTCTACATTAACTGTCGGGTACCATCAGCTCAAAGCGGCATCCGGCAATTCTATTGCTCTGGCAACGGAAGGAGCCTACCATTTGGTAGTTTCTGTAGATACCGGCGCCAAGACCGCAATGGTAATTTTATAAGGGAAACAGGAGGAACTTAAAGATGGCTTATTATGACAATATCCGGCTGGAAAAAGGGATGTACGCGGTCAGCGGGAAGTCCTTTTCCAATGTTCTGGAAGAACTTGATCCGAGCGACAACTACAAGGGAACAAAATTAGAGGGGCTGGATGCTTTTGAGCGCCAGTTAAAACGGTATGACATTAAGGTTGCGGGCGGAAAATCCGACGCGGTCGAAAAATTTTTCAGCACCTCCACCTCCGCCGCTCTCTTTCCGGAGTATGTAAAACGTGCGGTGGTATCCGGACTGAAGGACGGCAATATTCTTGACCAGATTTTAGCGGCAAAGACCTATATTGAAGCAATGGATTACCGCTCGATTACCTCGGCGAGGGATGATGAAGAACTCAAACCGGTTGCGGAAGGAAGCTCTATTCCGGCAACCACAGTCAAAACACAGGAGAACCTTGTGAAACTCCATAAACGCGGTCGGCTGCTCGTGGCCTCCTACGAGGCGATTCGTTTCCAGAGACTGGATCTCTTTACAGTAACCTTAAAGCAGATTGGTAACAGGATCGCACATTCCCAGCTAGAGGACGCGGTGAATGTGCTCCTGAACGGAGACGGCAACGACAATGCTGCAAAGACGGTAGCGCTGTCCGGGGAAAGCCTTGCCTATGCAGATCTTTTGAAGCTGTGGAGCGAATTTGATGAGCACGAAATGAATACCCTGCTGGTTGATACCAACGCCATGATGAAGCTGCTGACTCTGAGCGAGTTCAAAGACCCGGCGACAGGCCTGAATTTTCAGGGAACCGGGAAGCTCAGCACTCCGATGGGGGCAAGCCTCTATAAGAGCAGCGCAGTGCCGAGCGGCAAGCTGATCGCACTGGATCAGAGAAGCGCGTTGGAGATGGTGACAGTCGGAGACGTCAATATCGAATATGATAAGCTGATTGACCGTCAGCTAGAGCGGGCAGCGATTACTTCGACATACGGCTTTGCAAAGATCTTCCCGGATGCAGTCAGAGCAATGAGCCTTGCATAAGATGGCGGGCGGGGGAGTCCCGTCCGAAAGGAGGAAATCATTTGTTTGACTTTTATCAGGTTTTGGATCGTTTCCGGCTCATGTCAAAGCTCCCTGATGAGGAATCCTCTCAATATACGGAGGTGGTGCGCCTGTGCATTGCCGAGGTCGAAAAAAAACTGAAGCCGGGCATTGTCTTTGAGGAACATCAGGCGCTGCTCACAGAGCTTGCCGCGGCCAACGCCTACTACCGCTATATGATCATGACCAACATGGTTTCCGGCAGTATTAACGCGCTTGATTTGACAGTATCGGTAGATAATTCTAAACAGATTCAGGCGGCGAAACGGCTGCGGGATGAGCTTATGATTATGGCAAAAGACCTGCTCAATGACGATATCTTTTTATTTGGCATGATGTAAGGAGGGATAAGATGGTAGATGTTCAGTTGATCCGGGAGTTTTTCCATCGGTACGGCTCCAAAATAACGGATCCTAACGGCAAAAATGAAACCTACGGCGTTCTTTCCCCTTTCAAAAGCTGGGATTCCGAACGGGAAGAAAAAAACTACCCGCGCGCCGGCTACCAAATGAAGTGTGAATATGTGCTGCTGACCCTGAACGAAAGCGGCGTAGTACAAAAAAATGCCTCGCTCTGCTTAAACGGGAAAACCTTTCATGTCATCACAACCGATTGGTACTATTATGCCAATAAGCCGCTTTACCTTCGGGCATATCTGTGTGAGGAGGAAAATCCGTGATTACCGCGAAAAAATTAACAGAAATTGTCCGCAGCCTGGCGGAGAAGCTCGCTGTCCTATTTCCGGACTATAAGGTTATGGAAGGCTTTGGAAAGGAACAGTTTTATGGAACAGCCAAAACCCCCTTCCTTTCGGTCAGTCTGAAAAAGGTATCGGCGGAACAGGCAGGGTATGACGACTTCCTTGGCTTGGATGCGGGGGCAGGAGGCGGGACAGAAGTTTACGGAAAGCTTGCTGCGGTGACCATCGGGTTTTTGTTCGGATTTCCGCTATCCCGGTCACAGGAAAGCGGAAGCCTGTTTCTTTCACTCTGTTCCGCGCTTCTTGCCGAACCGGAATACGGGTTTCAGGAGATTTCCTGCGGGGAAACCGGATTTGATCCTGCAATGCAGTGTTTTACCCTTCAGGCTCAGGCAGTAACGCAGGTGATGATTGTAAAAGAAGAAGAATATTTGCCGGTGAAGGAAATTGTTGTCCGTCCATTGGCGGAGGGGAGGACAGAAACATGACGAAAACAATGCGTCCCGGTATTTATACCGATTATACCATTACCCCTGTCTCTTCCGGAAGATCCGGGAGAGCGGTCGGAATCGCTGCAAGGACAACGGCGGAATGTGAAGGCGTACAGGTAGTGACTACGCTTAGCCAGGCGAAACGGATTTTCGGGGAAAGCAGTGAAGAAAATGTCCTGATGCAGATGCTGACTGTGCTTTTTGCGGAGAGCTCCCCTGTGGTCTACGCGGCAGGGGTTACAGAAGATACGGAATCCGCCTATCAGGCGGCGATCGACGCGCTCTGCGAAACAGACGCCTATCTGATTACCCTTGACCGAAAAAGCCTTTCAACCTACCAGTATCTGCGCGCAAAGCTTTCGGTAAAAGAGGAAAAACTGGGAATTGTGACCGGGATAGAGGGTACTGCCCCGGATGTGCTTGCCAATACGCTCAATCATGAGCGGGTTTGCTTAGCAGTTCCGGAGGTGACAGCACCCGGCCAGACAGCCGATTTATCCGGCATATTACTAGCGGTACTGATTTCCGGATGTGATGAGATTTCCGGGAATCTGAACGGAGAAACAGTAGAGAAGGCGCTTTTGCTATCAGAACAGTATCCCGAGGAAAAGATAGAAAGCTATCTCACAAATGGGATCTGTGTTTTTGAAGAGCGTGCCGGTGTGATCACCCTAATTCGGGGAATGACCACAAAAACAAAGGATGATGCTGGTGGTTCTGATACAGCCTACCGCAACCTGGGAATTATTTTGACGATTGACACTGTCATCCCGGCTCTCAGGGAATTGCTCAGGGAAAAACTAAACCTGCTGCAGAATAATCAGGCTGGATTGAATACCATTCTGTCTCTGGTGGTTTGCCGATTGGACGACTTTGTAGATGAAGGCCTGATCAGTGAATACCAGATGCCCAGAATTTCTTTAGACGCAGAGGACTCCTCCGTTTGTATCGTGGAGACAGCGTTTACTGTTCGCCAGGGAATCAGCAGTATTTATCTGACCGCGCATATCAGTATTTAAAAAAGAGGGAGAAAGAAAACGTTATGGCATCGATTACAATACCGACCGGCAAGGATATTTCAATTGAAGTAGATGGAAAAAGGCTGGCGGTCGTACAGGGCTGCACTGTCAGAACGCTCCGGGAGACGAAAAGCGTTGAGGCATTCGGCAGCGAAGCTCCGGTTGCGACAGTGGGCGGGAAGCTGACCCATACTCTGGAGCTGAAAAAAATCGTTCCGGTAAACGGACTGGGAAGCATTGACTTTTACGGACTCCAGAATTTTACAGTTGTGATTGTCAAGCCGGATTGCCGGATTGTTTATTCAGGCTGTGAATGGAGCAGCATTGGCGAGGCACTCAGTCTCAATACGCCCTGCATTGAGACGATGCAGGCGGTTGCCAAAAAAAGAATGGTGCTGTAGGCGGAAAGGCGGAAAATGGGAATGATGAGAGAAACAGCGATCCGGCTGGGAGAGAAAGAATACAGAATGAAGGCGCTGTCCTGTGAGGAGGTGCTGGAAAGCCTGTCCCTGTGCGAGAGGCTGACCGGCGAGCTTTGGCAGGAGGATATGAGCCGTGAATTGGTAACGGCTATGTGTGAAAACGCGGTTTTGGGATATCTGAGTATTTATGACGGAGAAAGGGCTGCTTTTCATTCGGCGCGCGAGGTACTGCAAAAACTGACCCTAGAAGAATTGACCCGGATTTTTGATACCTATGAGCGGTACCTGACCGGGGATATGGTATTGGAGGAAGGCAGGGATTAAGAGATGAAAATCTTTGAGCAAGAGGTCAAAAAGCTTTTAAGCCGTTATTCTGTACCGGAAGCGCCTGAACCGCAAAGTGATTTAGATGAGGTTGCGCGGATCGATGTACCGTCCGGCCAGACGAAAAAAATATCCCGCCGGACAGTAGAGATGCAGCAGGGGTTAAGCCTGGAGGAGCTGGATCAACAAACAGAATACCGCCGCAGAAGAAGTATACAGCAGCTGGACTGAACAAATCAGGAGGAATTATGTCAACACAGTTTCAATATAAAGATTATGTTTTTTCCATTAATCCCAACCGTTTTGAAATTTTCCGCGGCAGGATTTTAAAAACCTTTCAGCCTCCTATGGTAAAGGACGGGGTATCTCCCCGGGCGATTATCCAGCCAATTGGATTGGAGCCAATTTCTGTTACCGGGGAAGGAGAACTGGTTGGAGAAAACCCAATGGAGGAATACGCGAGATTATACCAATTGTTTCTGGAGGAGGGAAGCGGGCTGCTGTCGCTGCCCAGTCTCACCCCTTTTTACTGTTATTTTGAGTCCCTGCGGATGACAGGGCAGGCCGGGCCGAATGTTTTAACCTATGAATTTGCTTTTTTAGAGGATTGCGAAAAAAATCAAGTATCGTTAACTTCCACTGACCGATATTATCTCAGCCGCCGCGGCGATACCCTTTCCTTGATTGCGGTGAAATGCGGAATAACGGTTGAACAATTGCTGTCAAGCAATCCTTCTTTACAGTCCTCGGAAGAGCTGGAGGAGGGAACTATGGTATGGCTGTAGCCTTAGCCCGGAATGCTGTTGTCATTGGCATTGACCAGAATGGCGGAAGAATAGTCTTCCAGAAAATTGTCAGCCTTGCATTTGAAAGCGACCGGTATTCTCCGGCGGATTCCCTGTCCTTTACCGCGCTTGACGCCGTCTCAGACAGATTAATTGTCCGGGCTGAGCTGGCGCTGGACGGGAAAAAGGTCTTTGAGGGGATTGTCGATGTGCAGAGGCAGACCATCGGCCAGAACGGGAGCTGCCACAGCTTCGTCTGCCGGCGAGATACCTGCCGGATGCTGGACAATGAAGTGAAGCCGTATTGGTATTTTAACCTGACTTCCGACCAGCTTATCAAGACGCATGCGCTGCCCTATGGCGCGTCGGGCGCCTCTTTGCCGAAATCTGCGGTTCTGCCGCAGATTTTGGCAAAGAAGGGAGCCTCTCATTGGGAGTTTATCACATTGTTTTGCAGGCTGGCCTATCATAAATCTCCCTATATTGACCGCAATGGAACGATAACCTGCGAGCCGTTCCAGGAAACCGAGCATTGTTTTTCCAATCGCCGTGCGGAGGGGATTCCTTTTACTGAGGCAGTCCTAACCGACGACCGGTATCTGCTGCTCACTAAGGTATGGGTTAAGACGGGAAAGGAGGAATATGGGGCGGCATATCAGTATGTCCTTTCAAATCCTCCGGCGGCGAAGCTGGGAATTCTCCGGGAGCGTTACTATAACCCGGAAAACGAATGGAAGGGCGAGTCCTCGCTGGCCGCAAGACAGTATTATGAAGACAAGCAGGCGGGCAGCTTTGAGATTGAGTTGACTGTCCCGGGGTTTTACGATATCCATGCCGGGGACACCGCGCGGTTTGATGACCCGAGGGGAAGCTACAATCATCTTTATGTGACCAGGGTACGAATAAGCAGCGACGCCTCCGGAAACATGACTAAGGTCACCCTTTGGGATCAGTACGGATTAATCAATCAGTAAATGGGAAAGGAAAGATGGCAGAGATGATTCATCGATTTTGGGAGAAAAGGACAGAAGAATACGCGGGCCGAGGGTCTGTTATGCGGTCGGAGCCAGGTGGCCTTGGAATCGCCGCTGAGGTGGACGCCCAGAAACTGGAATCGGTTCATCCATACGGTATTTATGCGGTTCCGTGCGAGCAGGACGAGGTGCTTGTCCTTCCTACGCAGGACGGAAAATATGTTCTGCTGGGTGTTCTGTCAGAGGATCAAACGGTTTCGGCTGGAGAAATCCTCTTAAAGTCAAAGAGCGGCGCCTATCTGAAGCTGCGGCGGGACGGCTGTGCGGAACTCAACGGATTGGTTATAAAACCGGACGGGACGACAACATAGCAGGAGGAAAATGCAGATGGATAATTTGATCGCGAACGGCGATATGGTAATCAGCGCAGACGGCAGCCCGGAGATGGTTTCCTGGTTACAGGAGCTGATCCAGCGGGCAATGATCCGCTTGACGGTTGCAAAGGGCAGTTTTCCATATGACATGGAGCTGGGCAGTACGATTACCCGGCTTGACCTAAACCAGACGGATGAATTTGTGCTGCTGGCGGCAGTGAGAGACGCGCTATCTGATCTCAGCGAGGTGACTGTTTCCGGCGTGGAAAAATCCGTTGACCGGAATACGCAGACCCTTTATCTAACCGTTTATCTGAATATCAGGGGCAGGGAAGCAATGCTTGAATTAAACCAGCAGCTTTGGTAAAAAGGAGGATCATACTTGGAGTTTGAAACAATCTATCAAAATATAAAAGCCTCGTTTGAGGAGCAAACAGGATACCCGGTATTGGACGATACCGATTTGGGTATCCGAATGAAGGTGGTGGCGGGGGAGCTTGCCCATATTTCACAGCAGATTGCAGACTGTGAGAAACAACTGTTTCCCCAAACCGCTACCGGAATCTATCTGGAGCACCATGGTGCCTGCCGGGATATCTACAAAAAGCCGGCCGCCGCTGCTAAGGGGACGCTGCGGTTTTCCCGCTCCAGCGCTGCGGCCCAGGATATTGCGATTCCTTCTGGGACGCTCTGCACCTCCTCTTCCGTCGGGGGAACCATGTATATGACGGAAGAAGACAGGGTTCTGGAGAAGGGGAAAACCTCGGTTGATGTTCCGGGTATTGCTGCCGAACTGGGAACAGGAGGAAATATCCTGGCCGGAAAAATTGATACGCTGGTCAGCACTGTTGCTGGAATCAGCACCGTAACAAACTCCTCCAATTTTTCCGGCGGGATGGCGGAGGAGAGCGACACTTCCCTTCGGAAACGGATTCTGGAGTCCTTTATCAACACATCCAATGGGGCAAACGCGAAGTTTTACAAGGATTTTGCCCTGAAATATGACCAGGTATCCTTTGCCAATACGGAATACCAGGCCGGCAACAACGTTTTAAAGCTCTATATTTCAGATTATTTCCGAATGGTTGACAGTGATTTGGTTACACAGCTCCAAAACGATATCCAGGCTGAAAAGGAACTGAATGTCAATGTCCAGGTCGCGGCGGCAACCCCGGTCACGCAGAATATAGAAGCAACGATCTATGTTACCGAGACAAGGAACACCAGCCGAAAACAGTCGGCTGCCGTTTCTTACCTGATGCAAAAAATATATGAACTAGGAATCGGGGAGTCCTTTAACCCCTATTCTATTGCCCATGACATTACCGATCAGATTGGGGACGTCCTGGCGATTTCGTTTGAGCAGCCCTCCACAATGGTAGAGATTTCAGCGGGACAGATCATTGAGCCGGGTATGATCAATATCAGTGTGGAATGTCTGTAGCTTTGCGGGAAAGGAAAGGTCATCAGGATGAATGCTTATCAGCGTATGTGTACGCAGCTAAAAACAACCGGACTTTACCGCTTGGACAATACCACAATTGTCGAAGCGGAAATGAAGGCCTATGCGGATGTAATGTCCCAGTTGCAGGAACAGCTTCAGGCAATCCTTAAGAATGGTTTTTTTGATATTGTCAATGGGACAATGACAGAAAAATTTGATATCCTGTTCGGGCTTCCGGTACATTCCGATCCAAATGTGCCGGAATCGGAAGGGGAACGGAAAGACAAGATTAAATTAATGAAGCGCAGGCTTGCTGTACGGAATACGGATTTTTACCTCCAGGCAATGAAGGATCAGCTAGAACTGGGCGGAATCAAGGCAAATCTGACGGAAAGCCCGGAGAACCGCGAGGTACAGGTCACGATCCTGGAAGATCAGAATTACTTTTTACAGAATTCAGAAAAGCAGGCATTTATTCAAAGTATTCTGCCCTGCCATGTAAAAGCGGTTGTCACCTTTTTAGAATAA